TTCCTCGGTCAGCGCGAAGTCGAAGATGCAAGGCACCGTGCGCTTGCTGCGCGCATCGTTGTAGCGCCATTCGGGATGGGCAGCATCGAGAGTCTCGAAGACGTTGCGGCGCACCATCATGAAGGCAGTAGCCACCCGCTTGGCGCGCACGAGACCCATGCCGTTCATGGTAAGGTCGTTGTGCTCGTCGTGATCGAGAGTAGCAATGTAGACTTTGTCCGTGCTGCGCGTGCGCGGCACACCAGCGACGATGCCCTTCTTCGGGTCACTCGTCCACGCCAGAAGGCGGAAGACATCTGCGGGCTCGAAGTTGATGTCCGAGTCGATGAAGAGCAGGTCGGTGCACTGCGACTCTAGCATGTCCTGCACGAGGAGATTGCGCGCACGCGAGACAACGGAGCACCCGCAGATGGAACCGATCTGAACATCGATACCATGCTGCGGGGCTTCCTGAGCGAAGCGGGCCAGCGAAATAGCAAGCTTAAGCGAGACCTTGAAGTCGTAGGCTGGCAGCGCAATAAAAACGCTGCGGCCTGCTAGATCGTAACCTTTTTCGTTCTGCATATATCACCCATAGAATACGGTGATGCTCGCCCCCGTTGGGAGCTTTACATATACACCAGCCTCGAACAAAACACCTTCACCCGGAATAAGGGTAGAGATAGGCGCGGTGTTAGTGCCGACATCTACAGAGAACAAGATGCTCCCCGAAGCCGTAGATGGGTTATTGTAGAAGTCAATTTGACCCGCTGTGCCACCAGACAGGACCTGATAGCCTTTGACACGGGCACGATAGGGGGCAACCACCCCCGAGGCGTTTAGGTGACTGCCTTTGACGTCAGATTGCATAGCCATAGGAAGGCCCTCCTAGCTAGCTATTACGAGGTGGCGAACGGAGTAGCCAGCGTGCCCGAACCGATCAGCTTGCCCATGACCATGTAGGTGTTGGCAGCAGTCGCAACGATGGTGACATACGAGCCCTTGATACCACCAGTGGTGGTGCCGTTCAGGTTGACCGAGCGGGTAGCCGCTCCATCGGCAACAAACATGCTCGCCGCACCACCAGCGCTGGGGCCGAGGATGATCTCGCCAAGCAGGTAGTCACTAGTACCGGTGATGATCTTGACCGCAGTGGCAGTCGCCGGGATGAAGAAGGTGTACGACGCACCGAGGTTGTTCAGGGTGTTGGGGTCCTGACCGGGGCCCGACGAAACCGGGTTAGCCGAAGCGTTCACCGCAGGCAGCGTAATGGTGGTCGTCGCCGCAGTAACGTTGATGATCTTGCCCGCGTAATTGGCGGGGTTAACGGTCGCAGTCGCAGCCGAAATCGAGATAACCGCATTCGGTCCCTGCGAATAGAAGCCCGACAGCGAGCGAACGGGACCCTGATGGGTAGTCTGTGCCATAATAATATCTCCGTGTAGTAGCACTTCCTCGTACCGTCTCTACTACGTCTGCTAGGCCAGTCGGTACGAGTATTCTTCCTAGTGGGTGTAGGGATAGCATGGTGTTGAGTAAAAGAAAAGCAGGTTAGTTGTGCTTGTCAGGAGTAAATGCATATCCGGGACCGTCGGGCACTGAGTTGCTCTTCTTTAGGTTCTCCGCCTGCGTAACCACACGCAGGTTCCAAGGAACATGCAAGCCGCAACTAGTTTCGCTACGTAGCGGATAAATATGGTCTACTACGTGGGGGGTACCCGTTACCTTGGTAAGCGTCCTAGCGACCCGGTACATGTCGCGCATTTGGTGCTTTTGTTTGTTCGTTATCCATGGCGGGGTAGCGTTGCGGTGCTTACGCCGCCTGTTCTTGGTGTGCGCAGCAACAGCATCGGGGTTATTTCTTTTCCATGCGGCGCGGTATCGCCGCTTGTCTTCCTCCGGGCGTGTTTGGGCTCTGGCAATAACATACTCGCGGTTGCGTAGGTACCACTCGTTTTTTGCGTCTTTTACCTCCTCGCGCCGGTTATACTCGCGGAAGTACTCTGCGCGCTTTGTCCGGCTTGTTAGGTCATCCTCCCGCATACACTCGACGCACACCCCCTTAACTTTGCGCAAAGCGACATGCCCCCGAGAGCAGGGTATGCCTGTAAAGTAATACGCCGCTCCGGTATCTTTGGCCTCTTTACGCGTGCTCGGATATTCCATCGTATCCTCCTGTTGGGTTTAGTTACAGGAAATGTATACCCAAGCGCGAAGGTGAGGACAAGACAAAAAGAAAACCCCCGAGTTTCCTCGGGGGTTTCCAAAAACCTAAGTTTTTCTAAGAGTTAGCTCGAACCCGAGCTGCCCCACATGCCGAGGGGGTCCGACCAGCCGAAGCTATAACGCTCGCGGGCCTTGTAGCGGACGTTCCCGGTATCGAAGTCACCGTCCATTCCAGTGCTCATCGGAGTACGGACAAAGTGCTTCAGGCCATTCGGAACGTCGGTGGTCAGGAACCAGCCGTTCGTGTCGGTCAGGAAGTGGTTAACAGCGTAACCTTCCGGGATCGACCCGTTGTTCTTGATGGCGTTGATGTCGTTGTCGGCAGTACCAACGCGGAGCTCGGTTTCGAGCAGGCGGGTAGCCACGAACATCAGGCTCGGCGGGATGATGAGCTTCTTCGGCTTCGCAGCGATCAGCAGGCCACGTTCGTCAGTCCAAGCAGCGATCTGAATGACCGCAGCTTCAAGCGACGTTTCGTTCAGGTCAACCTGAGTCGAAGGCGTGTTGGCGTTGACACCACCCGAAACCAGCGGATGCGAGGCCGAGAACAGCGGCTGGCCGTCACCGCCCGGATAGGCAGAGTTGAAGCCGTTGTTCAGAACCGCAGCAGCCTTGGTCTGCTTGGTGTAGGACATGGCGCGAGCCAGAGCCTTGGTGTACCGGGCCGACAGCGAGTCGTACAGGTTATCTTCAATCGCTTCTTCAGTCAGCGAGAACCCGAGGGCAATCGTTTCGTGGGTGTAGCGAGCCGTGAAGACTTCTTGCCCGTTGTCGTACGCGATGGCCGAACCTTCGTTCTTAACCGGAGCAGCCGAGAAGCCCGACAGCTTGGTTTCTTCTTCGAACGAACGCTCAGAGGTTTCGGTCTCGAAGAATTCCTTATGCTCTTCGCCGTAGCGAGCATATTCCAGACCGAACAGGGCGTTCAGACCGGGGAGGAGTTCCTTGAGAAGCTGTGCGCGTGAAATTGCCATTGTCTAGTCTCCTTACACGCCGGTCGGGTTGAGGTACTGATGCATACCCTGATTCCACTTGACGATCACCTCGGTGTAGGTACCGGGGGCCGAAGCGGTTTCGGGAACGACGTCGATGATGCGCACCGGCCACGTAGAAGTGGTAGCGGTCGTACCACTGATAGCGACGTTCGAGTCACCAGTGATGGTATTGCCAGCGTTCTGGACCAGCACAGCGTTTTCACCGACGTTCGCACGGGTGACGTAGCTGATGGTGGTGCCCGACGACACGACGGCGACCTTGAACAGAGCGTCCGGGTCTTCCTGCACGAAGGCAACGACGTCGGAGATGTTCGTGGTACCGGGGTAGTACTGGCGGAAGGTCTTCCCGAACACCGGGTCGGTGTACGAGCAGCCGAGGAAAACACCAACCGGAGTAGCAGCGCTGGTGCCGGTGTCCTTGTCGAGCGTACCGCTGCTGTTCAGCTTCACGACGTCACCAAAGTAAATGGCGGTCGAGGAGTTGACGGCAATGGGGATCGAACGAGTAGCACCAGCAAAAACCTGCCCACCGATCAGATTGATCGGGATGAGGCCATACGGCCCCGAAACAGAAGGATATGCCATGTTAAGCTCCTAGTTTATCTGCCTGAACCAAACGACGTCTTGGAATTACGCTCGCGGAAGAGCGGCATCCTCGGGTCGTTCTCTCGCATGAAGTTGTTGTCCACAGATTCGTTCTGGGCCTGAGTAAGTCGGTCGAAGTGTTCTCGACGCTGCTCCATCAGTTCGTTCGGAATCTTGCACATCAACAGTCCTGCGACTTCGATGTTGTCCTTGAAGCGGCTATCCGGGTCCGCGAAGAACTTGAAAGCAGGCTGCTCTTCGATCCGAACCGGTTCCCAGCCTTCGCGGAGAGCGGACGAGATGTTACGAGCGTCGTTCTGGCCCATAGTCGAGACACGCACCCAACGGTACGTATAGCCCGGCTGCTTGTCCGGTTCGGGCAGCGTCGAAGCGGGCTGCCAAACCTTAGGCCGTTCTGCCTGTTCACGAGTTCCACGAGGAGCGCGGCTAACGCCGAGTTCGGTGTCCAAGTCGTCGATGCGTTTGTTCTGCGTCATTGTATTATCCTTCCAGCTTCTTAAATGCCACGGCGTACTGCTCTGGCGTCAGGCCCAATTTCTTAGCGATTGCCAACTGGGACTGCTTGAGCACAACTTTTTTGGAGGCGGTGCTACGGGAAGCGGGAGCGACAACGGTCGCAGACTTCTGCTTCGGAGGACTTGCTTCCGAACTTTGCTTCTCGGGTTCCCCGAAGTACTCGGGGAAGCGACGATGCATTGTTTTGTCAATGACCGTCCAGTATTCGTCGGAGCCCACAAACTGCGGGCCACGTTCACGCTCCAGTTTCTGGTGAAGCCCCAGAGCCGAAGCAGTCATTTCCGGGTCCGAACCCCACCACTGATTGCGCTCTTGCCACGCAAGGGTTTTCTGGTCGGGACGCGGTACATCGTTCTGCGGCTGCGGTACTTGTACCTCGGAAATATCTTCCTGTATAGTAGGTTTGTAATTCTTTAGCTGCGCCAGCCTATAGTTGACGTCCTGCAGCTTTTCTTGCGCCGCAATCAGCTTGTCCGAGTCGCCTGACTCGTATGCTTCCTTGTACTCGCGCTGAGCCTGAGCGCGCTCGTATTCGGCGCTCTGCTGGTAGGTCTGCACGAGAGTCTGCTCGCCCTGACTAAGAGTCTGGCGGTAGCGCTTGTTCTCTTCCATCAGACGCTGGGCAACAGCGAGGGCCTCGGCCTTTTCGCGCGCTTCGCGTTCCTTCTCGCGGCGCTCGTCGTGCCAGACCTTCTTCATCTGCTTAAGGCGAGTCTTTACCTTATCAGAGTAGTCTTCCAGTTCGTCGGCGTCGAGTTCGTCAACGATCTCCTTCGGCATCGGCTCACGGCCTCGGTCGGCCTCCGGGGTATCGTCCTCGACCTCAATCTCGGGCGCTGCACCTGCAGCTTCGTCTTCCATCTCGATCTCGAAATCGAAATCGTCATTCGGCTTGGTAGCCATTACGCTTCTCCTTTGTACGGCGTAAACGTTTAACCGCGCGAGATGCCGCGCGGGTCCTCAACAACCGCCTCAACGCTGTCGTCGTTGATAAGACGGAACTCTCGGCCATGAATCTTTACCCGGCTGCCCGCGTGGGGACGCGTCAGGATAAAGTCGCCTTCCTTGCAATACGGACCCGTGGGGAACCGCTTTTCGTCCTTGAAGGCATCAGGGCCAATCTTCAGCACGAACAGTACCGGCGTGGTAAGCTCTTCGAAGCGCTTGGTCTCGTCGGCCTTGAACAGGCCGCCAGCAGTCTTCTCTTCCACTTCCGGGATAGCGCATAGGAGTCGGTAGCCAGCCGGGTCGGGCAGCTGCGTGGCCTTGCGCTCTGCGGTATCCGGCAGAACCGTAGCGTCGTTGAGATTGTTTACGTCAGTAGCGATAAGGAATTCAGGGGTCGAAGGCAGAGTTTTGTCCTCTACATCAGTCATCGTCGTGTTCCATTCGTTGCGCGGTTTCCATCAGGAGGTTATTTGCCAGTAGCCAACCGCGATAAATGCCACAGGCGTACTTATAGTCCCCGAAGTCCTTGGCCTTACCCATGGCCATATCTGCTTCGAGAACCTTAAGTTCTTCTTGTACCTTGCTTGAGAGGTACTTGATTAGGTCGTTCATTCTGCTTCCTCGTTGTCAGGCGAAGCCTGTTGGTCACTCTGCTGCTGGTCAGCCTGTTGCTGCTGTTCCTGCTGTTCCTGCTGCTCGTTATCGTTCTGCATCTGGAGCATCTGCATAACCGTGTTACGCTGAGACTCGTTGACGCGGTGCTGGTGGTCCAGCTGGGTCTGGGCGATCTGGACGCCCATATTGAGGCCCGCTTCCTGCTGCTGTGCAGAGAGTTGGGCTTGGCTCGTCGCCATCTTGGCACCGACCTGCATACCCGCAATCTGGGTCTGGCTTTCGATCCGCTGCTGCTCGATGTCCGTCTTGTCAGCGTGGTTGACCGCTTCGAGGAGGAGCTTTTGCTTCTTAAGCTGAAGTTCTTCCTGCTTAATCTGCAGTTCCTGCTGCTGCATCTGGATGAGCGGGTCTTGCAGCTGCTGCTGGATTTGCTGCTGCTGAGCCTGCTGCTGCTTACCCTGAAGAAGCTGCTGTGCCGCAGCGGCGGCCAGACGCGAAACCTGCACCTCCATATCCGGGGTCATCGGCTGGTTCGGGGCCGGGTACGGAACGCCCGCAGTATCCTCGATCTGCTTGCGGTAAGCGAAGGCAACATGCTCGTTGATGTGGGCCATCATGGCAGCCTGCATGGCTTGAGCATTGGGGTTCTGCCCCATCATCTGCTGGATTTGAGGGTCCTGCATAGCCGTCATATGGACGGTGATATGCGCCTCGTGGTCCTGCCCGATAAACGCCTTGACCGGCTTGCCGTTGATGATGTCCATGTTCTCGGACACCGGGTCGCGCGGCGTCATGTCGTCGCCGTCCTTGAGCGGGACAAGCTTCTGAGCGTTCTTGATGCCCAGAACTTCGAGCATTTGCCGGTGCAGGTAGGGCAGGTCGTACAGCTGCGGAGCACCCTGAGCCAGCTGCAGCACCGCCTGATACTGGACGATCTTCTGCGCCATGGTCGCAGCGTTGGGGTCCGAGACGGGGATTACCGTAACGGTATCGTAGTCCGCCTTCTTGGCCTTGCGGCTGCCCTCGACCGGCTCGTAGTCGTACTCTTCCGGCGTGTAGTCCCGGATGATAATCTTGAGGAGCTTGAACTCCTGCTTCTGGGCGTAGTGGATGCGCGCTTGGATTGCCGACGTAGTCTTAAGCTGCCGCTCCAGAATAGCCAGCGTGGTGCCCACCGGGGCCTGAGCCGACATATCGCTGGCCTGCAGGTCTGCCGCCGAGGCGAACCGCCGCCCTTCCTCTACGATGGTATTCAGGAGCGAGTAGAGGACTTGGCTCGGCTCCTTATACGGCAGAGGCATGATGTTGTCGCGCATCGTACCCGACGCCACATCGACGTCGCGCCATTCAGCAGGGGCGATAGGCGTGTCATCGCCCTTGACCCGCAGGCCCTTAGTCTTGAAGCCGCCCGGAAGGTTGCTGAGAGTGCCAGCATCAACAAGCTGCCGCACAATGCTGGTACCAGACTTAGCGAAAGCGCCGACAAGGTGAATGAGGCCAAAAGCGTAGAAGCCAAAGCCCGGCACATACGAGTAGTGTACGAAATGATTGCGCTTACGCTTGAGCTTGTCATCGGGGTCCCAGTTCCGGCGAATAGCGAGGATCGTCTGCGTCTGCTTCTCGATGGTGACTACGTAGGGCAGGGCGATGTCGTCTTCGTCGGCCTGATCGTCGTCCTCGATTACAAGGTCAACGTGCATTTCGAGAATCTTGTACCGGTCGTCGGTGGAGGCACGGAAGCCCATGCGCTCGGCAATAGCCTTCTCCACCTCGTCCAGCGTGTCGCTCGGCTCAGGGAGCTCAATGTCCCGGTAGAAGCCAGCAGACTGCAGGCGATCAAGCTCGTTCTCGGTCTTGCGCATCACATGGGTAACGCGCTCCGCAGTCTCCAGACTCGACGCACCATAGGGCACAACCATGTCGTCGGCGGGGACATACATCGACACCTGACGGCCCAGCGCCGGGTCGTAGTACACCTTCTTGAACGCGTTACCAGCAAGACCAAGGCCCCACAGCATGCGCTCGTGCTCGGGCCGGTACTCAACCATGACGTCCGTAAGCTGGTAGTTCATGTCGGCCTCGACGCGGGCCGCAGCTTCCTTC